AGCATTAGCATGAATCATTGCCTCTGACCCATCAGGTTTGCGAACCCTAAAGTCGTTGGCGTCGATTTGTAAATTTCCTGTGCCGTTATCTACGATATAACTGCTAGACCCATCATGATAAATCTGTAGGTCAGAGCCAGCACCGAAGATAGCCTTGTCGTTGTCGGCAAACAGAATGTCATTGCCATTAGACGCAAGATCACCACCCAGTTGTGGCGTAGTGTCTTCTACTACGTTCTGCAATGCAGAGTCAGCAGTAGAGCCTTGTGCGGCTGTAGCGTAATCAGAAGAATCAAACGCCTTAACTTGATCTAAGTTAGTAACCTCTGAGTCCATCAAGGCACCAGCGTCTGTGACGTTAGCTGTGTCCGTTACGTCTGCTAAGGCTTCGATACCGTCTAGCTTTGTACCGTCTGTAGCAACATCTCGACCATCTACAGTGCCGCTAACAGTAATATCACCTGTTACGTCGACGCCTGCGCTTGAGGTAGCAAGCTTGGCTGACCCTGCTCGCTGTATCGTTAGCTCGCCAGAAGCGACGTTGATTACACCGCCGTCACCCTCTGCTATTAGACGTAGATCGTAGTCGTCAGAGAATGGACGCTTGATGTCGATGAAGCCGCCAGATACGCCGCCAACCTCGATAGAACCATACGCATTAGAGTTTTGGATGGTTAGGTTGTTGTCAGCCGTGATCGTGCCTGTAACGTCTATGGCGTGGCTGAAGTCGAACGTGTCGTTGCTGCCGTCCCATAGGATAGTTGCATCAGTACCCGCGCCTACAGCGTCCTCGATTGTAATCCCGGCACCGTCGGCTGACGTTGTATCGCCGCCATAGTTCAGCGTGATGTTCTTGTCTTTGACATCAAGCGTCTCAGTGTTGATCGTGGTAGTCGTGCCGTTTACAGTCAGATCGCCTGCAATAACTGCGTTAGTGCTAACGGTTAAATCACCAGAAATTGTGGCGTCATTGCTTACTGTTAAGTCGTTAGTAATAGTTGCGTTGGTGCTAACCGTGAGATCGCCAGCCACAGTCGCATCGGTGCTAACCGTGAGATCGCCGGTAACAGTAGCATCCGTTGTAACACTTAGAGAGCCGCCAACAGTTAAGTCACCAGAGGTAGATACGCCAGCAACATTGATGTCGCCAGAAAGATAAAGATCGCGGAACTTGTTGGTGGCCGTACCGATATCATAAGTTGCGCCAGTAGCCACTGTAATGTGGCCATCAACACCTAACGCACCAGTAGCGTCGAGCGTAATCCCGGAAGTATCAAATGGCGTAGAGATTCCAACCAGCAAATCTCCATCCGCATTGATGCGCACCTTCTCATCTGTAGCTGAGGTCAGAAATGTAAACTGCGCCGTACTTCTGTGATCAATAAAATCCATGTCGTTACCTTATGACCAATTTACTGTTAGCTTGTTGTTCAAGCCTTCTATTACGTTTGTAACGCCGCTTGCCAGAGATATATGACCGGCACCGCTAGTTCCTGTCTTTATTAGGCAGTTGTTACCAGTTACAACGCCAGACAAAACATTGCTTGTCGTTGTTGGGTTTATCCAAATACACGGCTCGCTTGCGTCAGTTTTTGCTGTGTTTCCAACAACTTGAAAGTTTTGCACGTCTTCAACGGTTAAGCGGCGCTCAGTGTTGTTGTCGTTGATAATTGCGTTGTTAGCTCCATCTACTCGCGTTACACCCTCTATCAGTGCATTGCCGCGCATCTCTACGGAGGCCGTGCTTGTAGAGCCGGAGCATATAATGGCAACTCCGCCAGCAATGTGCGAATTGTCACTAATGACATATTTGCCTGTATTGCCTGCGCCGGTAGATGAAATAGATCCAAGGTATTTGTTTTTTACGATATTAAGGCTGCCGGTAATGTTTGACGCATTTGTTATTGCGCCAGCAACATGACACCCCGTTACAGTAGCGTCTTTAATGGCTCCTGAAACGCCGGGGTTGGCAGGCACGGGAAATAAAATAGAGCCGTCGCCCGAGACGCCTTCAAGGTATACATCGTCAACGGTGGCGTTATATGGGCCTTCTATCTTGATATCGCCATGCTTGATGTAGCCGCTAGATAGTCTGACATCGTGGTCAATAGATGAGTTTGGCAACAGCAAAAAGCTAACAGCGTCATCAAGGTTTCTGCAAATTCCTGACACGTAGAAATTTTCAATGCTGACATGAACGCTATCTTTGAGACTTCCTCTGATCAACTTATTAACGTAAGCAGTAGACTCATCTGTTTTTAGGATTACATTATTAAAGTAAGCCCGGTTGCCGTCAGTTAAAAATATCTGCAAGAGAGAGTTATCTAGGCCGGTCGTGTCGATAGTTGCTCGGGCGCTAATCTCTACAGTCAAATTATCTACGTTAGATCGCTCGCAAGCCTCTATCCAAAATGCGCCAGAAGGGTTGTTTGAGAATGAACGATCGGAGTCGTTAGTGATCGTTATGTTGGTTGCGTTGAAGTTTACATTTCTATCTGCTGTTACGCCGCATGAGCCGTAATTCTTAACGACTGCATTGGATATGCTAAAGTCAGCGCCAATAACTAAAAAGTTAAATGATCCTTGCGGAGCTGCTGTTGTCGTAGCGAAGTCCATAGGCGAGCCATCAACATCAAACGTGTCTGGCAATAGCCCTACATCTTCGGCATAAACATCAGATACTAAAGTTCGGCCTTTTTCTGTAACACCTCCATCTAATGTCTGATACACGACAAAACTTTGGTGTGAAATATTTTTAAATATGCAGCCTTGAATGATGGTCGTGCCGTAAGAGTTAACTCGTATTGCGGCTATGCCATGATAGTTTTCAAATCTGCTGTTAGTGATATGTACGTTTGTATCTTCGTTTACAGCGTTTACTTTGAAAAAGGCACTAAGCGTTGGTTGAATTGTGTCGTATCCAAAAAAGTCTGAGACGCTTACTGTCCATGTTTCATTGCCGGTTTTGTATGTGCCGCGTCCGCCGTCAACAACAATGTTCTCCAAAGCAACTGTCATCGCTGCAATGCCAGATCCAGCGTCACAATTAAACCTGCCTTGATCAGCGTATGAAGTGCCAAGTACAAACTTAAAATTTCTTAAACGCAGAAACGCGCCTGTCGCGTTGATTGTAGTTGTGATCTTGTAAGTCTTGTTGCCACCGTCTAGCCATGCGCCTGTAGTCGTGACGTAGTTAACGGCCTTTTGCAAAGCAGCAGTGTCGTCCGCGCTTCCGTCGCCAAACGCACCAAAATCATCTGCGCTAATAGTCTCGCGGAGTTTATCTTCTACGGTAGTGTCTATTGCGCCAGTGCCGCCGGGCGTATAGGTAACTAGAGCTGCATCTGTAATGCCGGGAGGTACAGTCGTTGTTGCTGTTACTGCGCCGGTAGGGCTGAATGATAGGTACTTGTTTGCTCTCGTAGCAGCGTCAGGCAGCTCCATTGAGATCGTTGTGGAGTCTGTAATCGGCCTACGAACAGACTGATCAAACGACCGATTGGTCTGCTCACCTGCCAGCCAAAGGTTATCAAAGTCAGAGTTAACATCGGATGCTAAAAAGTCACCTGAGTTGGTGTAGTTTTGGTTGCGCTCATACGGCATGTCCCTGTAAAGGGTCATAATATCGTTCAGGGTCGCGCCTGCGGTTAAAGTGATAGTCCCGCCGTTCTCATCGCCAACGCCCGCTACAGAGTAATCTGTGCCTTCTGAGAGGGCAATGCCGTTTTGCAGTACAACGAGATCGTCTTTGTCTACTATCTCAAACGTATAGGAGAAGATCGTCTGACCAGCAGTCGCGCTATATTGGTTACGGCTTGTGTTGTCTGCTACGGTCATAAGTCTCCAACCTCTTTCTCTATTCTATCAAGCCCTTGTCTGATAAAGAAAAGATTTTGATAAGGTATTAAACGTCGAATTGCGCGAGTATCTGCATCGGTCCAATCGCCCGGTGTTAGCCCTGCATTGCTTACGCGCAAAGTTGTATCCAACAAGCTACCGAATGTTGGGCCTAAAATGTTTTCGGACATACTTCGCGATATGAACCTTGATGCCGCCGCCTCAATCCCTAGTAGTGGGCGCAAGCCAATGCCGTTATTCGACAGCTTCTCGACCGTGTTGTTTATTTCCATAATTGATCCCAGCGCACCAGAGCGATCAATGCCCTCCGCTAACCACGCCGCCGGATCGTCAGAAAGCTCTCTGTTTGCGTTCCATTGCTTAAATGCGTAAGTCATCATGCCTAAGCTAATCAGCGTCAATACTCCGCCTACAGCGTTCCTGTCTTGCCCCTGTAAAGTGGCAATAGTCATGCGTTGGGTAGACGAAAACATAAAGCTCTTAAACTGCCCGATTGTCTTGCCTAACTCGCTGGACATAAACAACGGCCTTTCTTGGCCCGGTTCTACAATTACTCGCCGTGACTCTTTGGCAATCATTGCGCCCCATTTTCTTTCAAGAGCAGGGTCATCCCAGTTGCGGGCATTAGACAGCCACAAGCCCTCGCCTTTATCTGCGTGCTTCTTTAGCTGTTCCATCATTAATGTAGCATCAGTGTCGGTTATGCCTAGCCGCTTTAAGCGCGGATCAATAATGCCTTTAAGCAAGTCATCAATAATGCTGTTTTGCATAGTTACTGCATGAAGCTGTTTGACGCTAGTTGTCCAGTAGTCCATTAAGTTAATTCGACCAAACTTGTCAGTCATGCTTTGGACGCCACGCTCAAACCTTGTGGTTGGGGTTACATAGTCATCAACATCGGAGATAAGTTTAGATCGCCCTTGCAACAACAGCTCCGCGCCAACTCCATATTGACGGGCTTCTTTGGCCGACATCTTGAACGCCCGCAAGTTGCTCACTAACGGAACCAAACCTTTACTAAACGTGCGACCAAATCCTTCGGCCATGAAAATACGAGCAACATCAGGAATAGAAGACGCAACCACGCCGCCCATAAAGCGCATATAGTTTAGATTGCGCGCCACACGGCCAGCTCGCACCCAAGGGTTATCAGGATCAGGTATGTTGTAAACGCCACGTATGCGGTCATACATAGCTTGAAGCCTGTCTTGATCGCGTTTTGATTGCTTGCCAAGCTTTATCCGCTCCGCCTCATTTTTAGCTTTCACTTGCAAAGCGGTGTAGTCGTTAGCAATTTCAGTTTTGAATCCGTCAAGCGATGTCGTTTGATAGCGCCTCATCATTTCAATATCAATTGCTGTTGATCGCGCATACGAATTAGCAAGCATCTCTATGTCGTTTTCTAGGAACTCCTCAACAAGATTGTCGGGGATGTTAAAGACGCGCTCTTTAAAGACGCCAGCCTTTTCGACGCCGTTGACCTTTCCGCCAGTCGATCCTTCGCCAATTTTCCAGTCATACGGTAAAGAGTGGTTTACTGATATCCGCTGGCTGATACGGTCGGCAATGTCTTGATAGTAGTCATCATCGGCTAGACCTGTTTCGCTGTCATATCGCGGGTCAGCTTTCTTTGTCTCATCCATCCGCAAGGCTTTTTCCCCAGCCTCACGCTGAGCTTTTGACATCGGCCCCTCAAAGCTTCGGAAGGCATCCGCTTCTGCGCGAAAACGTATATCTTCGCTTTTTAACCAGTCGCTAACCTTCGAAATAAATTGCGGCAAGTTTGCGTTAATAGCATCTTTATTCCACCGGCGATTCAAATAAGAAATTGCGGTTGATACATCAACGTCTTCGGGAAGCAATCCAACTTCAATTGCATTCTTTTTTATGGGCTCATAAAGTTCATGGCGAAAGGCTTGTGCAGACTGGGCCGCTTCCGGAATATCAGAAACGTCACCATTACGTAGCGCCCGAGAAACTGTTTGATTGAACTCATAAGGGCGAAGCTTGCCACCGCCATTCTTGTATTGTCGATACAACTTGTTGTGCTTTTCCAGAGCGTTAGCCAACAAACCGCGCGACAATGTAGCCTCGGATTCAACGGCGTTTGTGACGCCACCGTCCACGGCATAAGGGTTTTCAAACAAACTAGCAGTTGCTTTACGCATAGACCTTGACGCGCTTAACAGTCCCTGAGTAAGAGGGTCCCATGCGAATGCCTTTGCTAGTATTCGCGCCGCTTTGCCGCTGATCTTAACGTCACCTAATTCTTCCATCGCACCAGCAGAAAGATCTTCTCCCGGAAGCAATTCGGGACTAAGAACGGTATCCTTTCCTTCAGCAAGCTTTGGCTCAACATCTGTTGAATAACGAACTTGGTCAAGCTGTTCGGGTGTCTGCCTTGCTAGCGCCTTGAAAGAACTTCCTAGCGCCCCGCCTAATAACATCGAAGCGCCTACATTTATAGCTGATTCACCAAGCTCTCGCGTCATCTGGTTTCTGTGTAACGCCGCCTCAGTCACTGCGGCCTCTGCACCTGCAACACTGCCCGTGATCATGCCCGCCTTCAGTAGTCCATTGCCCGCTTTGTACGTTCCTGCAACAGCTCCGCCAATTGGGATCAACGTGAGATCGGCCATCATAATGGGAAGTCCAACAGCCGCACCCATGAAGCCAGCTTTTTCAATGGTTTCACGGTCGTTGGTTTCTTGTTGGAATTGTGCGCGCACGGCGTTGATTTCGTCTTCGTTATCAGCGTATGCGGCATGACTAATAAACTTTTCGTTGCGCTTTTCTTCTGCCGTAAAGTAGTCATAGGGGTTGAATGATTGATCATTAACGCCATTCGGCAATCCGGGCTTGCGGCTCACAAAAGAACCAATGATATTTTCTTGTCTAAAGTAAGCCCCCGCCGTTTCAATTACCGACGGCTCATCCTCAATCTGCTCACGCGTTACAGCGTTTGACAGCTTGTTAAAAAATATAATGTCTTCATCGTAGTCTTCAAAAGGCATTATTGTCCTGCCTTATCTTCTTCAACCTGATCAATTAGGGCCGATTGCCGCAACGCTTCTCGCCTACCTTCACCACTCTCATAGAGTGCAGTGCCAAGATCCGCCAAGCTTTCTTGGATTACTTCCGCACCAGCACGTCTTATTCGGCTTGGCGCTTGGATTACTTTCGCCGCCGTCGATCCAACGCCTCGCAAATACTCACTTAATATGGTTCCTTCGGGGCCATAAATATCCGTCGCAGTTGGCGTCTCACGTCCTCGCTCTTGCTGTTCCTCAAAGCGCTTAACTCTCTCAGGATACGAAGCCTCTATATCTTCTTCACGCAATTCTTTGGTAGATATTGCGCCGCCTAGCGCCTCATCAGCCACGCGCCGTGCATAAGCTTCACTAGCGTTGTAATAACCGGAGCGAACTATTAGCTCGCCATTTTCATCTTTAACCATGACCCGATATCGCGGATTTGCTTTTGAAGCTGTGCGTCGGGTGTATTCATCGGTCAACAAGAAAATATTGTCGTTATCAAAGTTTATATCTGGGTTTTCTTGCCTGATCTCGTAACCAATCTCAGCACGTAAATATTCAACACTTCCGTTTGCATCCCCGTAATATTGCTCGGGCGCAAACATCATTCGTCCAAATGTGCTTTCGGTAAAATTGCTTTGCATAACGTCATCAGCAAATCTTTTCGCGGCGTCAACCGAAGAACCGTCAAGGTACTGAGATCTAAATAACGCACCCCATTCTCGTTGGGCGTCAGCAAAACCACGGTCACCTTCTTGTAAGCCGGTTGCACTGGTTGTCCATTCAGCAATTTCTTTTTCGTATTCTTTTTTGATTTTATTAGTGCGAACAGAAATGCGCTCTGCGGAAGCTGGCTCTAATAACTGCTGGCTTCGCTTGTATGCGTCAGCAGGCTCCAACCCAGCATTCATTAGCGTGATCATTTCTTGTGCGAATGCCCGCGTCGGTCCGTCAACTACTGACTCAAACTTGCCGGGCTGTTGGTCAACCATATCGACAAACTGAACTGCGGAAATAATTTGCTCGGGCTGTCCGCTCGTAATCATGCCATTTACCGAAATCTTCAATGCGTCGGGAACACGATTAATTTTTTGAATGTACACCGCACCAGCGAGCAATTGCTGATCAACCGTACCCTCACTAAATTGTGGAGCGTAAGAATCTCGGTAATTCTCATTTACCTCTGATTGAGTTGGGGCAAACATTGGATTGCCTTCACCCTTCAGCTTTGCCGCAAACTGTCGATTAACTTGATCGGCCTCAACCTCTGACGCAACACGCGCCCTGCTCGCCTTCCGCATCGAAGTCATTTTTGCTTCGCTTATATTGCCAAGCTCAAACTGCTCCCTTGTGAACGCATCGGTCTCTTCGGGGCTATACTTACCTTCGCCAATACCCACCTCGAAGTCCGAAACCATGATTGCGCTCGCGGTGTCTTCTTTGGTCAGTGCCTTGCTGTATCGGGTTATTTCTTGAGCAATTTCGCCTTCAAGCTGTCTTTTCTGCTCGGGAGTCAAGCCGTCGATTGAATCTTTGACGACCATTTTGCTTAAAAACTGTTCAGCGGCTCGAACCTGTTCGCGCAAGGTTCCTGCAGTTTTAAAGAATCTTGATACCTGCCCTAGATTGCTTTGAACAATTAATCGATCTTCTAACTCATCGCGAATTTTTTGCGCTTCATCAAGAGAAATAAATTTAACATTATCAGCTAAAACATTTTCTATTTTTGTGCGGATCGTTTCTGCTCGTGTGTCATCGGCCTCATAAACGGCTTGAGCAAGATCATCTTTTAACATATCGAGATCTTCAGTAACCGTCGCCAAGTTGGTGTCGAAGTCTAACGCCCGCCGAGCATCCGCAATTCTTCCTCCAAGACGCATGCCCTCATCTTCAAGGCTAAGGCGTAGGTTCGCCGCCATCTCTGGTGGCAGGCCTTTAGTAACGCCACCAATATAGCCTTCCCATTTAGTCTGGAACTCTTCAGGGTTTGGATCTTCGGCATACTGCTCTTCAAGCTCCATGAGCTTCTTGCGACCATCAACACGGACGCCCGAGCTATAGGCATTCAGGGCCGCTTCGTTATATGCCTGATCGTAGATAGAGATTTGAGAGAGAAAGCCTTCTCGAAGTTCTGGGGCTTCGGGAGACTCACTATCCTTTGCGGCCTCCATGCCGGATGCAATGCCAGCCTCTTGACCGCGCTTTGTTTGAATCTTAGCGCCGATATCAAACGCAATGTCACCGACCTGTTCAGCCAAGCCAGAGAGAGCCTGCAAGCGTTTAGCCTGAGACGTATCTACACCTGTTGGTGTAAACCTGCCGTAGTAATCAATGCGCTTCTGAGCCATTCTTAATCGCCTTCTTCACCCATTAATTGTTGGGCCTTTATGGAGCCGCCTATCAATGTGCTTACTGCCGCTAATCCTGCCGTTTGTGTTGCTTGCTTGGCTTGACGTTGTAATGACGCCCTTCGTAAGCGTTCTGATAGGTCAATAGTCATTTCACTAAGCCCTGCTTGCTTTGCGCTTTCCAATGCCAGACTTGCTGGCGTACCTTCCCCAGATATTCCTGCCGTCGAGAGTGCCGCGACGTTAGCCGCCAGTGCCCGGTTAAGCTCTTGACGTCGTGCTAGTTCTTGGCTTTCTGCCGCTAGTTCTTCCTGCTTGGCTTGCTCTTTCAATGCCGCTTTCTGAGCTTTGCCAGCTTGCACCTGACCGTAGGCCGACACTGCCGCACTTGTTGCCGCTAATATTGCAAATATAGGGAGAGCCATCAGTTACCTTCGACCTCGTATTCAATCATCTGTATGTGCATGGGAGTAGGATCTGGACACGTAATCGTCGGCACAATATCTCTACCCCATCCGTTAATATCGTAAACATCGTCTATTATGCCACTAATAGGAACAATAGAATTGCTTGTGAGTGGCGATGTATCGCCCGATGCGCCAAAAGCTCGGATAGGAACAGGCAGGTTGTCAATGTAGATGCCAGAAGACTCGTAGACACGTACGTTCATGCGTACGATTTTCTTCAATCGCATCTGATTCTGGCCTGATCCGATGTTTGTGTTCAGTGGCATGGGCTTAATAACGGGTATAAATCGACGCCCAACCTCATATTCAAGTGTTGGATAACCCGTGTTGTACGGTGCCGGCAGATTTATCTCACCACCTGATACCGTTTGATCAGCTAATACGAACCCGTCGTTTTCGCCATTATCATCGCCACGCGTGACAATTGATACAGTCTCGCCTTCGAGGTGTTCTAACCCGTCAATGGTCCCGCTTGTCGCAGTTTTACGAACACTGCTATCTAGTAATCGGGTGAAGTCCCATTGCTCAATGGAAATATCGCCAGCACTTGGGCCAAGGTTACGACCTACAACCATGAATAGCTTATCGCCCACGGTCGTGACGTTTGTTACTTCCGCATCATCCATCGTCCAGCTAGTGAAGCCGTTAATGTCCTGACTTCTCAGGGTGTTCAAGACGGTTGCAGTGCCATCATCGTTAACAACGAACAGCCAGTTGGCGTCATCACTAGCAGTGCCCGCCAATAAAGCCATGTCACGGGGCTGCTTAATCAAGTGACTAGCAAGAACAGAGCGATCATCACTCGTGTATGCGTCCTCATTGAACGAATACAAAAACGTCAGCAGGGCTTTACCAAAGCGATCTATGAATATCGTCGAGCCGTCCACGTCTTGCACTTCGACATTGCTTGCACCGTGCGCTGTTTGTGGCGTGATCTGAATATTGCTAGGGGTTACCGGCTTACTCGTTACAGCAAATTCTGCGCCAGAGGTAAACACCTGTAAATTTCTGCCGGGATAAACGTCAACAATATCATTCAGTGTACGAGAGGATATGGTTGCAAAGATCGCGTCGTCATCATCCGCTTCTTCGATGTCGAAGTTAAAGAAGTCAGAAGACTTAGACATGAATAAGGACTGTGGCTTAGATGACGTGCCGCCAATAACCAATCGGCCTTCATAAAAGCAAATAGTCTTGGGCCATCCACGGGTAGACGACCAAACGTCCTCTTTACGTGGGGAGCCTGATTGCGTCTTGGTAAAGTCTATCTCGTGGTCGGCAGAGCCTTCAGTTACATACGCAGAGAATAGCTCGAAATCCTTGGCTGATTCGCCGGATATCGTGATCGTGTACTCTTGGGTTCCGGTTCTTTCTACGGCTACACCCGTCTCACCAAAGACCGGCATGTCTTGCAGGTTCTTCTGAATGTTGAAGACAGTCGCGGCTTGCTCATCGGCAGTTGAGTCGCCCGCATAGCTAATGGACTTTGACACCACGCTTTCAATATCTACTTCAAAACGGTCGCCACGCTTCCATTGTCCCGATCCGGTATGCCCCAGAGTCATCACCTGTATCTCGCTGGTAGGCGTTGGGCTTTGTGCGTCGTCGTAATCAAACTGAGGGACGTTGGTGAATGGGATCTCATCAAGCGACCAGTCGGTATCAGTGCCTAGATTGACCAATCTGAGGGGCTGGAAGTTGCCCACGATCAGCATGACGTTCTCGACAGTCGCTACTCTAATGTTCTCGACATCAATAAACGACAGAAGGCCAGCAGGATAAGCATCCCAGATCGGTAGTATGTCGATTACACGCTGTACAGGGTCACCAGTTGTCGCGTCAGTGCGATAAATGCGGATGTTCTCGGGCGTAAACTCAACCAAATAGTTGCGGTCAGCTTCAACTTCAAAGCTCTCTAGCTTGGTTCTGCTGTCTCGGTTGCCGCCGCTGTAGTAATAATTAACACCGGACGCACCGATATTACCCGCAAAGCTGTCACTGCCATCACGAATAATTCGCCAATCGGTAATCGCCGATGCAGGATCAACAGGGAATCGGAAGTTTTGAGGATTCGTGCCGATCAGTGGAATGGCTTGCTGGTCCACCCACGTTGTACCGCCATCGGTCGAATACTGAAACATCATGTCGCTAGTAGAACCAGCAGTCGTAAACATGCCGGTCACTTCAATAAATACGATATTGCCGAATGCTAGGCTTACATCGCAATCAACAAACACCCAATCGGTTGTAGTGCCGGGCGGGGTTGTCGTCTGTGTGCTAGTGCTTCGGTTGTTGTCATTGAGACTTGCAACAGTGCCGCCATTCGGCATGGTCCCAGTCCATGAATCAACCACCAGTGTATCTACGCCTTGACCTACAAACGAAGTGCCCGGACGACGACGCATTCCGCCTTGAGGGACAATCACAACATTATCGGCAGTCTCTACCGCCTGATAATACTGGTTAATATCAATACGGCCTTTAAGAAGCGAAGATAGCTCTCCGCTAACGAAGCTCGATTGAATGAATCGAGTCTTGGCCATTAGTACCTCACATTAGCAAATGGGTTGCTCTTAATAGGCTGCTGAGGATGCTGCTGAGAGTCCGTGTAACGCGCCATACGGGACGCATTTACGTACGCTGCGGCCATCTCTTGCCTAGCTGTAGAGCTGTCTCTAATGCTTGCAGCGAAGTCCATAGCCAATGCGTATTCGATCATCTTTGCAAAGTATGGAGGCCACTCATCTTCTGGTGCGTTGTGCGTGTAATCAGCATACAGAGCGCCACTAGAGTTGCTGTACAGCTTATCGCCATACACTTTGTAGTGGTTGTCAGGAGAAACAGTGATAAGGAAGATCAAATCGGTTGGAAGCTGGTACATGCTTGCCCACTGATTTGTATCTACAGGCGGGTCAGCCAGCTTTGAAAGCTCTATTAACTTGCGTGAAAAGCCCCATCGGTACTTTGACAGCTCGTTTTGCACAATGCCGTCATACAAGTTGTTAGCAACCGTCTCTCGCCGTGATCCACCAGTAAGTGAATTAATCGGAGTATCCCCGATCAGAATAAGCGCGTTGCTAATTAAGTCGATCTTGCTCGCCATAACCCACCCGGAAATAGAATGGCCCCCGAAGGGGCCGGATAAGACTTATGCAGTCTTGTCGTACTGGACTTTAACCAAGCCACCTTCGTCACGTACAACAGAACCAGCCTTGAGCATACCGTTAGTAAGCCAAGAAGTTTTCTGTGGTACATAGTTGATCTCAGTCTTCATGTCGATACCGATGGCAAGGCCAACAGAAGGACGCTGGAAGAACCAAGAATCAACGACGTTAGAAGCCTCAGTAAGGCCGCCTTCCGCACGAGTCTCAAGGATGATGAACTGGAAGCCAACAAGAGTGTTGATCTCACCAGATACAAGAGCCTTGACTGCCTGATAGTCGCCTGAAGTTGCTTTCTCGTCGCTCAAAAGACCGCCAAGACCGCCAGCTTCAATAACAGCGAACAGCTCAGTGTTAGGTACGCCCTGATCACGAAGCTCAACTTGCGCTGAATTTACCTTAGCGATAGTTAAGTTAGTGCCACCTGCTGCAACAGCAGTTGTCAGGGGAGTACATGCGTCCATCGCGTCGATGACAAGCTGGTCACAACGACGACCCAAGGCACCAGCAATTGTAGTTGCCAGCTCTTGCTTCTCGTCAAAGTTTACGTCTTGTGCGTCGAAGATGTCGGTGTACTCAGGAGCGTTCCAGTTTGCGAGAGTCGCAGTCTTGAACGCATGTCCTACGTCCATTGGATCAACATCAGCCGAGCTAGTCTTTTGATTAGCAAGGCCTTTGCCCATACGACGGAACTTGTAGGTGTCACCTACTACGTTGTTTCGGAGTGTGACAGCGTTTTTGAGCAAGCCAGCGTTCGCATAAGCGTGCTTCACCATGCTGTCAAATTCAGTTACCGCTACTGCGGAGAGATTAATTGACATGATTCAGTCTCCTCTATGTCAAATGTATAACAATGATTAA